AATCTGTATTTGTACTAAAATCTCCATTTAAAATTAATTCTCCACCTATAATTTGTACATTTTCAACCAATCCTTGTGCATTAACACGAGTCGCAGCACTACCCCGAACAAATGTAAAATCTCCATCTCCATCCGTTGGCTTTACACTTAACATACTTCCATTATTGTAAGCAGTTGGAGAAAGTAAAATCGATGCTTTATCTAATAAATTTGACATATTACTCTATGTTTTCTAATGTGGTTAATGTTGCAGTTGTACACGTTACGTTCTCGTAATAGGTTGCCCTAGCTTGTAAGGCAGCTAATAAACTAGGTATTGCACTTGTTACCGATAAATCATAATAAATCCCACCCCAACCATTCTGAATTGGACTTCCCCACCAACTAACTGGATATATTTCGTTTGCCATCTTTTTGTTTTATTTTTTTAAATAACATCACCATTTTCTAAAGGTGTTGTTATTGCATTTATCCTTCCAATCCCTTGCCTCCAGATTTTTCTATCTTTGCATCTTTTGCAGTCGCACTCTAAAACTGTATATGTATTTTTGCAATAGCAGTAAAATGATCTCATTTTTTACTTTTCTTTTTTAAATACTTCGTTAGTTTAACTACGTTCTTTAATTTTGGTTTGTATGTTTTTCTCATTATAATACCCAGCTTGATGTGTTACTGTCTTTATCTGGATAAATATCTGCTCCAGAATTTGAGTTATATTCTGGGAATTTTGTGCTATCAAAGCACATGTAATCCACAAACCTTCTTGTATAATATTCAGCAAAATCCCTTTCTTTTTGTACTAAAAAATCTACTTCATCTTTGTTTACTGTCTCTGAGTTTTCAGATGTTCCCTTAAATATTCCTTTTGATTTTACTTGATACGCACAGAATGGTAAATAATCTACCATCGCATAATGAATCAGCATAGGTTGCACAAAATCAGTAACAAGTGATAGATAGTCACCTGATAAAGTACCAGCTACAATATCAGTAGATATTTTATTGTATAATTTTGTACCAAGAGCAGACTGGATGTGTATTTCTTGTGCTATTTTAACGTACTGAATAAATAAATCTGTATCAGTATTACCATCAATAATGCTGTTCTTTACTAAATCCGTTCTGCTTATGAATAATGCTGTTGCCATATCTTATTTGTTATCTTGGTGTTGTCCAGTTTCCCCTACCATCCTTAAAACCTCTGTCTTCCATATCTCTTGGTCTTTTTGCAACATCTTTTGCGTTTACCTCTGGTTTAAATCCTTCTTTTTTTGCTTTGTTTACACTTACTTCTGCATTGGGATTCCCTACACTTGGTTTAATTCCTTTTTTCTTTGCTCTATAAGTCTTTCGCATCCAAAAATGAGAGCAAGAACCACCGCCTTTATAAAGCCAAATATTATAGGTATCAGCACCGCCTAAACCCCAACCAGCATTAACCGATTTTTTGCTCATCATATCTATATCTTCTTTGCGATATATCTTTTTAGCATTAACCATTTTCTTGCAAAAATCTCTACTATTTTCGCTAAATGTTAATGGTGCGTATTGATATCGTACTCTAAATTGTACTCCCTCTTCATTTTCTCCATCTTGTTTACTCTTTGCATTAGGTCTAGCAGTTCCCGTAGTAACAAAATTGTACATCTTAGAAAGCATTGAGAGTTTAGGGTTGTTTAGCTTTTCTAACTCTTCATTTAAAGAATCCTCTGCATCATAGTCTACCTTTCTTTCATCTACTAGCTCCCAGTTTTCCAAATCCTCATCCTCTCCAAACTCTTCCAAATCAGAAGCCATTTTTGACATCTTAACACCAGTTTCTTCTTCTCTTGTTTCTTGATCCTCTACGTTATCTAAGTCTAAGAATTGCAATGGCTGTAATGTCTTAAAGTATAGGTTTAAGCTAATGTTATTAAACGCTAATATTTTGTCAAAGGCATCCGTTAAAAGCTCTTGAAATGGTGCTATAACCATGTTGTTCATTAGTATCGAACTGTCTTTTAATTCTTCTGCATTGTTACCGAAACCAGAACTATCTTTAATCCCTAAAAGCATAGGAGATACAATCCTATGAGAAATCAAAATCTTTGATTGTGCTACCTCGTTTATAAATTGATACTGGTTGTGAGCATCTGATAATTGAATAGCTTCTATAGTTGCTGCACTCTCTTTATTATCGTTAAAAGCTATAATAGGTGTACCAGCTCTTGAAGAGCCTTGATACTTTTGCTTAATCTTATTTTCTGTTAAAACTTGTGTTTCTTCAGATGGCACTCCATTGTTAAAATTGATCATCATTGATGGACTCAATCCGTTTCTAACATTGTTGATATGGTAGTTTGATACCTCAATCTCTAAATCACAATACTGTATTCCTCCAATATAGTCTGGTGTACTGTAGTAGTACATACCAGCCTCATAAGGTTTCACATATAGTATCTCAATTGGCTGTGGTGTATCAGAAACCCTAAACGCTGGGATTCGTAAAGGTTTATCAGATGGCTTTATGTCTTCCCATTTTGGAAAGTAGTAGTAAGCTTGAACCTCTTTATCGTCTGCACTACATTTCTCAGCTCTTAGAGTTTCAATTGGTAAATGTTCAACCTTTTCAATAGTCTTTTTATCCTTTGCGTAAATTACTTGGAGAGCACATTGACCAGATAACTTTAAATCATAAGCAAACCTTCTTACATCATCTTTTTTAAATAAAGAGATCATTCTTGCATATTGCTCAGGTCTCCTCGCACTATCTGTAGCAGACAAGCCTTTACCATATATCATCTGAGAAATAGAATTGATACAAGCACTATTTGTAGCACTTCCGTTGGCTTTATCAATTAGTGTACTGAAAAAGTCATTATCAGCACCAAACTCAACCCAATCTCTATTTTTAGACTCTACTATCTCTGGTGTTGTGTAAGATGACAAATTCACAAAAGAAACATTAGATTGTACTTGTTTTGTTGGTGCTTGTGGTCTTACTTTATTTATTCGTTTTTTCATTATAATATTATAAAGTCATTATTACCACTCTTTTCAACATACTCATTCTTATTAACTGAATAATGCTCGTTGTTTGATTGGTTTGTTGATTGGTCAGTACAAAAAATCTTGTCACGATATATAATGTCTTTTTCTGTGACTGCTCCTTGTCCGTTGTAAACTTTTAAATCATAAAATCTACCTTCTTTTAAATCAAAAACAGTACTCAATACAAGGTAGTTACCCGATTTTGTGCCAGTAACTAACAGATCAACAGATGTATTTGAGCTGTCATCCCTAACTCTTAAAGTAACAGATGAAGCATATACTCTAGGTATAATATTTATAGTTTGTGCATCTGTAGTATGTAGCAATACTTTCATACTTATATAATGATTTTTAAAGCCTTTTTTATTTATTTAAAGCAAAAAAAAAGACAATCAATTAAGATTGCCTTTTTTTATTCAAACAAATTATCAAAAAAAACTATGCGTTTGGATTTATTTGTGTTGCGGATGCTAAAGCTGGTATCACAGATGCTTCAACAAAAAATGCTGGATCCACCTCCATTGCTTCTAGCGTTAAAGTGAACGATTGTGCATCAGCCATTGAAGCACCAGTTACAATAGAACCACCAGTTGTATCTGCTCCATTTTCTAAACCAATTAAAAAGAACGTACCATTGTAATCTTCAACAGCAACATGAGGTTTACTAGTTGCTAAAATTTTTATTTGCTCTTGTGTAGCTTTATCAAGTACAAGCAAAGTTAAATTTAAAGCTTGAGTGTAGAATAAAGTTCCGTTTTCTTTTGATGAATTTACAGTCGTTTCAAGAGACGCTCCTCCATTTATATTATATTTGTAAAAGTCTGGTGTTCCAGAGAATGCAGTAATTTCAGAGCCACTTTTTGTAGCAGTTCCTAAAGTTCCGAAATCCGCAAAATATACCGCTTTCAAGCCACCAACTTTTTTAGAACATGGTAAAGTACGACCAGATGTAAGTGTTAAACAAGCCATTGTATGTATGTGTTTTAAGTTATTAAAAAAAGGGTAAGTAGATAATCTACCTACCCTTTATTATTATTATTTATTAGATTATAAACCTAATCCGTATGATACGATATCTTCAACTACCGCATAATTTACAGCTGCTGTATAACGAGCGATAAATCTCACATTTTGTGATCCATCAATCTCAGACATGTCAATTGTACGACATTCGTTTTGATCCGAAATTAAAGAAGTCGCAAAGACTAAATTTTCTTTTACAGTTGCAATCATTTTGTTCGCTGGTAATCCAT